TTCCGCCAACTGCAACTGTTTCGCCTTGAATAATCTGCGATACAGAACCTTCTCTTCGAACAATAACTCTTGCAAGCGTTGCTTGACCAGCAGATTCAGATGCGAGCGAGCCAGGAACAGCGATATTAAAACTTGTAGTGCTTAAAACACTAACCTTATATTGGCCGTTATAGTTTGTTGTTCCGCTGATTGTTATAGTGTCGTTGCTATTAAAGCCGTGATTAGCTGACTCTAGTTGAAGGCCGTAAGGCGTAGATCTTGCAGAGGTTGTTACGGTGGCATATGCACCAGAAACACCCGACTCATCTGCAAACGGCCCACCAGCAACATTAATATAAAATACTGTTGAAGACTCAACTTCAACCTGATATGTTCCATTAAAATTAACAGATCCACTAATCGTAACTCGATTTCCATCAACTAGACCGTGCGATCCAGAAGATGTTACTTTAGCAGATGAGCCATCATGCTCAGATATATTTAGCGTTAAAGATGTAGTTAATATATTAGAGATATTATCAATGGTGTCGCTTCGCATCGCTAGCCAATGAAAATTACCGCCTATATTACTTATTGCTGCTTGATTTCGATTTGATACAACTACATCTGCAGCACTATAAACACCTTTATCGTATCTACCTTTTTCTAAACCCGTTGTTCCTAGATATGAGGAGCTAAGTCTAACTGATCTGGCATTTACAGCAGTAGTAGTAGAGCCACCTAAATTAACGGCATCATAGAACTCTTCTACTCTTAAAAATTTATCGTTACTGTCGTTGATCTTCTTAACATAGTCGCCTTTTGCAAGATTTGCAAAAAGACCTACAGCACCACCAACAGTATTAATGTAACTTTGACCATTTACCCAAGAAACTTGCTCATCGTTGCTATTTAAAAGCTGCTGACGAACCATAGGAACATACATCACCTGTTCGTCGGCGAGTGTCTTGTTTCCATTTCTTATGATGTAAGTTCTTTGATCGCTAGTAATTTTAATGTTTAAATCTTCGCTCCAAGTCAGCAAACCAGGAGTAGATCCGTCATGAAGCCAGTTGCCTTTTGATTTAAAAGCAGTCGCATTGGCATCAATAAAACTAGAAATTAAACTGTAAGTCGATGTATCTTCGTACCAGTAGATTGTTCCACCGATTTCACGAAGCTTAGACATGATCGCGTCCATCCAGTCCTTAAGAGACAGGATGTTTTTATCTGCGCCTTGAAATGGATTTACGCCACCGGCGGCCACTTGTGTTGGAGGCTCTGATCGCTGATAAGGCGCACTCGGTAAACTTTTCCACTGAAACTGATTAAATGGATTTGGTGAGATTCCACCAGATCCAAGTCTAAACATTAAGTCGCGAGCATCTTCGATAGCAGTGATTACTACAGGACCGACTGTAACTTTAGCAATTGGTATAGTGTTTGCCGGAAAAGATCCAGTAGATACGTTCACGTCTACTTTAAGAACAGACTGAGTATTTACATCTTGTGTAAATTCTCCACCGGCGCCACCATCCTTATCAGGATCCCAGAAGGCCCTGGTATCAACCGAAGAATTGAATGTACTAAATGTTAGATATACATAGTTAACTGCATTTTTTCTAAGCTCTGGAACTAATGGAATAGCTTGAGGGTGACCTTCTTGAAGACCATGAAAAAATGACCCAGAACTAGAACCCGGATAAAACACAACTGAATCAGCAACCCTAATAGAGCAGCTTTGAGTTCCGATAGCGTTAAGCGGATCAATTACATCAAAACCTTTTAAAATGTATGGCTTTGAGTCGCCAACAAGACCTTTAAGAAAAAACTTCCAGTCTCCTGCAGCATAACTATCAATAGACAATAAGTCTGGAAGATCAAGTCTCTCAGCTGAACTTATAAGTAAACGACCTAATACCGCCACGTTTTTCTCCTACAATATAAATTATACTATGAAAACTCTTAGCTAACTTTATCGCTCTTAAAGATGTTATCTTGCAGATCAATCACTAAAAGGCTCTCCTGCCCCTAAACCTTGCTGATTATATACATCAAGAGTTCCATAAAGTTGCTCTGGAAACCTAATTAAGAAGTTTACAAATATTCCTGCGCTTTTAACAGACCTAATTAAGTCTTGAAGAATTGTTCTAGCCTCAGATGGATCCGTGATATAAGCTGGATACTCTGAAGCCTTACCGCTCATTTGGTGAGGTCCCTTTTTGTTTATTGCCACTATGGAGGATCCGACGCTATGCGTGTTCTTAAAAGTATAGCTAGGATCTATGGCAACAGTAGTGTTTGTTGGTTTATATAGGTATCTAACTGGGCCTTCTTGGTTATTTCTTCCGTAGTTAAAAATCAAAAAACCGCCGTCTTTTGGTAAGTTATTGGCGCCCACATTCAACAGGCGCACAATCTTGCCGGCCTGAATGCTGTCAGATATGTCTGCCTTTTTAGAAGACAAAACAAAGGTTGCAGCTTGATCCCATATATATGACCCAGTAATTCTACTAACATCGTCCGATATTGCATCAGTTACTATAATTTTAGAGCCACTATTAGATAAACTAATTCTTTCAACTCTGCTTTGACCTAAAGTAGTTGCAGCTCCATCTGCATCTATCTGAGAGTATGTAAAAGTGTTAGTGGATGCTGTTAGTATCTCAAACGCACCATCCCAATTACCAGGACCACCTAGTGTGTTGGCAATAATAACAGTTTCGCCAACTTTATAGCCATGAGGAGCAGTTGTTGTAGCTGTTGCAACATTACCTGTTCTAGATAAAGAGGACAAAGCGAACTCATTAAGGCTGGCTATTTCGGGAATATTTGGGCTTATGCCTGTAAGCTGATTGCCTAAAAACTTAACCAAAGCTCCACTCACTGTAGATGTTGCAGGGAAAGAGATATTTGCCGTGCTGCCAGATATTGAAACCACTCTTGCGTATGGCAGAACGCCGTCCATTTTGATCTGTTGACCGACAGCAAGACCAGCTGTTGAAGCTAAATTAGTTATCTGAGCTACTCCTTCTACTATATCGCCTGTAGTAGAAAGCGACACTCTAGAAGAATATTCGTACTTCTGCGGCTCGTACTGTAATCGTCCATTTTGCTTTTTAGAAACAACTATATTTTCAGTTGAAGTTAAAAGCCTAGTGACAATTTCATTTACAGGTTCAATATAGAAAGTTCCGGATTCTGGAAACTGGAAGGCGTCAGCGACAGTGATAGATGTGTTGGAATCTTTGCTGGTCATTTGAGAAAATGCACCATTAACATGTATAGATCCCTTAAGCGATCTTTTTACGACGGGCGGAGATGTTGGCATCTCTACAGTAATTTCGCCCGGCGATGTTTCCCACGTCATTGCCCTTCGTGGATTCAAATATGCAACATATTTTTTAGATTCAATGAATTTAACTTGATCGGAGTTCGTTTGAGTATATACTCCAGGTGTTCCAAATAAATTTGTAAATACGACACTGTTGTTTATTAAATCAACCTGTTCAATGGGAAATGAGCCAACATTCCCAGTTATGTCGATAATTGCGATATCTCCAGTTTTTAACTTATCGATTCCAGGAGAGTTTCCGCCTATATTTTGAAATGTAACTTTATCGCCTATTTTAGTGACAGACCACTGTGTATTGTTTCCATTGCCCGCATTAAATATGAACCCATTGAATCTTAAAGCAGCATTAGCTCTTCCACCTAAAATTCGTATTGAGCCTTTAGAGCCTACGGTTTTAGTAAAAAGCCGTATAAATGTGTTCTTAGTGATGCTGTCGTAATAAGCTGTAGCATAACAATATTTTGTTTGACGATTTATTGCGCCAACTATTTCGTTCGCCGTAGCAGTGTCAATGTTTGTAAAATCATTAGTTGTAAAAACAACTCTATCGTTATGCTGCTCGTCAATCAGAAATTCTAGCTCCCACCCGTCGTTCAGATTAAATGGGCTGACGTTTTGCGAAGTGACAAACGCTGTAGTTGACTCTTTAAAGAAAAATATGTCTAAAAGTTGATCAATTATTAATTTAACTTGCTTAGGTTGA